TGGCTAGATTTTGTGGGGACATTAAGCCGTAGTTTTGAGCTGCTGCTATATTGTCAGCCATTACTTGTTGTGGAACAAGATTGGCTCTGAGTTGTTGTTCAGCAACCTCCATGTCCTCGGTTAGCCCTGCATAAGTTTGACCAGGAAAAAATTGTTGTGGTCCTTGATTATATCTAGCCTGAGCTTGTTGATATATGTCGCTTAAATAAGGAGCTTGTTGTGGCGAAGGCAACATTTGTGTGGTTTGCGAACCACCTCCACTTGATTTACCCATAATATTTACCTCTAATGTTTAACTGATAGTTCTTTTCCTAGAACTGTGTATGTATTTTCATATCCAAATTTCTCTAATTTTTTTGCAAAACCTTTGCGACAACATGTCTCTATGGCTTCGCACCCACTTTCTAATGCCCACGCTTCCAAAGTATTTAACCAATCCTCAACCCATTTGTCTAAGTCTTTACCACCTAACGTAACTATACGACAGGTAGTTCTTCTTGGGTATTGAATTATCTCTGTAGTTAATACTGAGATTATCTCTTTGTCATCGTTGCTTAGAATCCATAATTGCATTTCTTCATTTTCAATCTTGTGATAAATGTCGTGTGTGTTCTGTTCTTCTTTCCCTCTTGAATTACCCATTGCTATATAGGGTTCACAGTCATCCCATACATGAGGTAACAGTTCACGTAAAATTCCTGATATATATATCATCCGAGTTTCACCCAACTACCAGCAGCGTTTCTAAAGTACACGCCTTCTCCACTGCCTGGGTTAAAGTTTGAGCCATCGCCATATACAATGTCTCCTTGTTTAATTCTGCTTGGAGCTACGTTTTTAACCTCAATAAATGTGGTAGGGTTTTCTTGTAATGCTCCTTGTAATTTTGTTAGTTCTTGAAAAATGTACTGTGGCAAATCTTCAGGATTGCTAGGCACTGGATTAGGTACATACTTAGGTGCTTCAGACATTATCTACCTCCTAATATTTCATATTCTATATCATATCCGTTTAGTTCAAAGGTTGTGGCTGTTGTGTTTTGAAACTTAATAGCTATGTATTTACCTGTGGCTCTAGCATCTACTTTGTTTTGTGAGTTTGGGTTAATACTTTGTTGAGTTTTATATGTGTAAGTTCCGTTAGGAGTCATTGAGCTACCTATAAATATTTCTGCACTTCCTGTTCCTGCAAATCTTGGCGTAACTTTTCTAACTTGAACTACCGTGTTTGGGTTGTTGTCAAGAACCAAACCTTTTCTTTCTAACATCATAGTAAAATTACTACCTGCAAAATCAAATCCTTGGTCTGCTCTATACAATCTAGTATCGTTAGTACCTGCCATTAACATGCTGGTTTCTGTAGGGTTGTAAGCTCTTTCTCCCCACGACTCAGTAGTGCTGTAAGCCACCCAACTTTGTGATTGACCTGACCATAAAATGCTGGTGCTGCCATCAGTAGTTGGACTAACCACCCCAAGACCTATTCCAAGTATTCCTGGTAAATCTCTAAAGCTAAACGCAGAAGTATTATANTTGTAAATCAATGCTTTGTTGCAATAAGTTGAGCCAACTCTTGGGTAAGAAATCCATATTTCTCCTTTCTGTATGTTGTGAGCTACAAAAGTATTAGCATAATTTGTGCTATCTATGTCATCAAACAATGTTCTTTTGATAACATCACTGGCTATAGATTTTTTAGACACACCATCGTGTACAATAATATCTCCATTGGTTACAACAAAATGCCTTCCGTTAAATTCACAAGCACAGTTTTTAGATAAAATGCCTGTATCATCAAATAATTTTTGGAAACTAAAAACTAAATTTCCTCCAATGTAATTCATTATCCATGTGGTTTTTTCTTTATATATAACGAAGGATTGTTTAAGAGCAAACCCATCTACAATAAAATCTCCATTATCACCAATCGTGGTAGACCCTGCATCATTGGTAGCTCCTGCTGTCCATGTGCTGGGCAGTGCATTGTTTTCTGCTGCATCTCCCCACCTAACTTTATTAGGATAGTTTACCGATGACTCTGTTAAATTTAAAGCCACCAAATAATTTCCGTAAGGTCTTATTGCTTTACATACTGTATTAGCTGCCCAATTAGTTAAGTCGCTAAAATTGCTTACGCCAGTGTTAGCTAAACATTGAGGGTCATCTACTCCGTTATTAAGAATAGGCAATCCATTAAAAATTGAAACATCCCAGTTGCCTTGTCCTGTTAAACTTGTAGAGTAATCTCCCCCTGATGTTCTTGTATAGTCGGTGTGCGTTGAACCGTCTGTCCTGTAAATTTTTGCAGTTCCTGCATAAAACCAATAATTGTTTTGACCTGTAGCCCAGTTCAATACTTGATAAGGTGCTACTGTAGGATTAGCTACTGGAAAAGGATTGTCATGTCCTTGTATTTTTTTAGCTGCACCGTCTTCAAATCTTGCATTTTCTGTATGAGAAAAAAACTCAGGAGGTAAGGTTGTAGGGTTTGAATCTTTAACCATTCCTTTAGGAGTATTTGATTGAAATATAGGCATTACGCAGTTCTTCTCCACATATATGCAACAATGTATGGTTGAACAATAGTATGTGCTGAACCACCACCTGTAGCACTTGTTGTCATTGTTCTGCTTGGATTAGTGTTATCACCTGCTGCTGGTAAATCTTGGTTTTCATCTTCACCATTTCCCATAAGGGTTGCTGTGTGAGTATGCGATGGTAATTCAGAAGTAGATAATGTATGCGTTTTAGCACCACCAGTTTCTTGTGCTGTATCAAAATCACTATCTGATGCATTTAAACCTACTATAACTCTACCTGCACCAAATGCTGCCCAAGTTCCAAAACCTAATAAAGTTGCAGGATTAGTTGATGAAGCTGCATTAATATAAATAGAACCTACAGGATATACAGCTTGTAAAGTTGCTGCTGTGTTAGAGCCTATAGTTATAGTTCCTGTGCAAGTTAAATTTCTCACACCTGTAATATCTATATTAGCATCTGCAGTTACTGCTTTTGATGCTTGTGCTGTACCCAATGTTGTAACATCTACATAATTTAATTCTGTTGTATTAGCTGTAACACCATCTAATAAATTTAATTCTGTGTGCGTAGAAGAAACTGCTCCACTAACACTAGGAAAAGTTGCTTTTACTGTTGATTTTATCAATCTTAAATGATCATCTCCCTCATTAACTGGATCACCAGCTACTGGGTTTGAGCTATTTAAGTCCGATATATATGTTCCTGTTTCTAATCCCATTTAATTTTCTCCTAACTCTTAGGGTTATTATCTTTAACTGATTTAATATGCGTATACCATGAGCCTGTTTTAGCATTATCTCCTAGTTTTCCAGCATCTATATCTTTAAATAACATATCTAGCTGATTTACTATTGAGTCATAAAAATTACTTCCAGTATCGCCTGTCCTTCCTAAAATATAAGCATTATCTATATACCATTGTTTAGTTGCTTGTATATCAGATAAAGTTTTAGCATCTTCTTCTCTAGTTGTAATTGTTCCTTTGTTATCTACTATTGCTACCATTTATGCTCTCAGAACTCCATAAACTGTTAAATTAATTTTATATGCACCATCTCCACCAGCAAATATTAATTGAAATCCATTGCAAGTGTTTGCAGATGTTCCGTTAATATATCCATGTCCTTGTGCAATCCTTGATGAACCATTGCTTCCTTCACAACCTATTTGATAAACAAAAGATGGTGAAACATTACCTTGTGAATCACTAGAATCTGAATCCCATCTACCACCATTGCCATTCATAAAATACATAAATCCGTTTAATGTATCATCTTGGCCACCTTTTTGTTGTTCAACAATAGTAAATTTATCTGCTGCATCTGTAGTAATTCTTTTTTCTGAATTGCTGTGTGTTAAACCTAAAGTGCTTTGTCTGTAATTAGATGCTGTAAGAGCAGAACCATCATCTAAAAATCTCATTTGTAAATCACCATCATTATGCTGTGATATACCATGAATTAAAACTAAATAATTATCATAGGTAGAGTCGAATCCAGTAAAAGAATACGAAGTTGTATTACCTGATGAATTATAATTATTAACTGCACTTATGACTGCAAGACCGCCACCACCACCTGCTGCTGCTGCCCATTTAACACCAGTTGCTTCTGATGAATCTGCTGTTAATATATGAGTGTTTGTACCTACAGCTAATGCTTGTGGATTACCACTACCATCGCCAATTAAAATCTTTCCTTTGGTAGATAAATCAACTGCTGTAAGAGCAGATGTTCCATTACCAATAATAACTCCATTAGCTGTTAAGCTAGTTGCTCCAGTACCACCACTTCCAACAGCTAGTGTTGATGATAGTCCTGCTGCTGTACCACTTGTATTCTGTGAACCTGCTGCATTTACACCTGGTAAATCTATATTACCTGTGCCATCAAAAGATACACCACCAATATTTCTTGCAGTTGCTAATGCTGTTGCTGTTGCTGCGTTCCCTGTGGTCGAGCCTGATGTACCTGAAGTGTTACCTGTAACATTTCCTGTAATATCTCCAGCAAATCCTGTTGCAGTTAGAACTCCACTGCTTGAATTAAATGCTAAATTAGAACCTGACTTGGGTGGTAAATCTCCTGTAGCAGCAGTTACAAATAAAGGAAAACAGGTTGTATCACTGCTTTCATCTGCAACTGTAACATTTGTAGATGTGGTAGCTGTAGCACTGTTTCCAGTACAGCTTCCTGCACTTCCACTAGCATTTCCTGTTACGTTTCCTGTTATATCACCTGCAAAGCCAGTAGCTGTTAAGACTCCTGAACTAGAATTAAAAGCAAGATTGCTTCCTGATTTAGGCGGAAGGTCGCCTGTTGCTGCTGTAACAAATAATGGAAAGCAAGTAGTATCTGAGGATTCATCTGCAACTGTTACGTTTGTAGAAAGAGTTGCTGTAGCTGAGTTACCAGTACAAGAACCTGAGCTACCCGATGCGTTTCCAGTTACATTACCTGTAAGTGGCCCACTAAAACCTGTAGCTGTTAATAATCCACTTGATGAATTAAATGCTAAGTTACTTCCAGTTTTAGGCCCTAAATCTCCAGTTGCTGCTGTTACGAATAAAGGAAAACAAGTAGTGTCTGATGACTCATCTGCTACTGTAATATCCGTAGGAGTTGCTGCTGTTACTGCTGCCCATTTTATACCTGTTCCTTCGCTGCTATCAGCAGTTAGTACATGATTATTAGAACCTACTGCCAAAGCTGATGTGTTGCCTGAGCCATCTCCTATTAATAGTTTTCCTTTAGTCGATAAATCTACAGCAGTAACTGCTGAAGTGCCATTACCTATTAACACACCATTAGCTGTTAAAGATGATGCTCCTGTTCCACCATGAGCTACTCCTATGTCTGTAGCTTCCCAAGTTCCTGATGATATAGTTCCTGTTGTAACGATTGAGCTAGAACCAGCTACTGGAGAAAAATAAGTTTTCATGGTGTCCATTCCAACTTTCTTTAAAGTTCCAGCATCTGAATATAGTAATTCATCTGCATCTGCTAAACCTGATGAAATTTCAGTTTGTCCTGAAATAACATTATCATTTAACATACTGCCTTCTACAGCATCTGCTTGTATGGTTGCAGCACCATTGGTTGCTATAGCTATATCGCCTGATATAACTACAGGGTTAAAATTCGTTCCATCGGCTATTAATGCAGCACCACTTGTATTTGTTCCCATAAACAGATCATCGCCTGTTATGGTTAAATCTCCCCCAATGGTTGCATTGCCTGTTGTTGTTAAAGTGCTTGAAGATGTAATACTTGTTGCTGTAACTGCTGGTAAATTAGCTGCCACATTAGCTAAAGTAACTCCAAAGTTAGAACCACTATATGCTATTGCAAATATAGAAGCACTGTTAGGGCTTGTTGTCGTTGTTAATTCTGATAATTTTTTAGTTGCCATTTATTGTATAGTCCAGGTTGTTGTAGCTACTGCTGGTACATCTTGCCAATCATCAGGTGCTATTACTATAGCTCCTTCTTGTTGTAACAAACTACCATCTTCAGTTGCAAGTACATATATGTTATCTTCTGTTTCAAAATATCCTTGAGAAGTATTTTGAATAATGCTCCATGTTGTAGAATCTGTAGAAACTATAGCCCATGTAGTCATTAATATAACCCATAATCAATTCTTGTTACAGGTGCTGTGCCTGAATGTCTNTCNCTTTCGTTAGANTCTATNATATCTTNTTTNGCNCTATCGTAATAANNTNNCCANACNNNNATTCTTTTNTCGTTNNNNANATAAGGNTCTGCTTCAACNAANGCNCCATATAAATAAACATCAGGGTGATGCGTAAGCATATCGTTAGTTGTATTTGAATCTGACAAAGCTGCAAATGTTTTATAATAACTTATTTCTATTTCA